AACGAATTACTGGATACGTGAGTGGTCTAACTGCCTCCACGCCTGCCACTTATAATACATCTCATACGTGGGATCCTTAACCCTAAGGTTAGTTCCCAACGTAGGATGTTCATAAATCTTAGAGGTACCTCTCTTCCATATCCATACATGTCCGAGTCTAAGCATGGCCTCCTTACCGGGGATCATGTATTCATGATCTCCCACATAAGCAACCCAATGCGTTAAACTCTTGTACGGATGCGGATTTTCCGGATACACCACTTCAGGACAATTATCAAACTTATCATCCCACACATCCTCATTCACCAATCTCGACGGTAACCCGACGAAACTGGGATTAGGAAAACGTGGAATAATCGGACTATTATCCTGGGTGGTATATGCGGACGAAGATTCCTCCAGGGCTAGCGAGACCTCATGTGTAACATGCTGTGTGGTCTCTTCCGTGGAGACAGGACCAAATCCCTATTGCCGCGGGGCTGCTACACCCGGCGCACCAGTGGGACCCTGGAACTGGATCACATATTGCAGGACCAACTGGCCCAAATTGCCAGAGCCACTCTCAACAACCACGAGAACGTGGTTGGAACATGACTCTGGCGCATCAGCACCAGTCGTTCCTGGACATATTAACCAGCCCGAGGTGCTAGGTAACGGTAAAGTAAAGGCACTACCGGCGGGACACAACTTGTGCGCCCCTGCCATAGCACCACTGAGTGATTTCTCACTCACCTCTTTCAAACTCTTAGCGGTTTTCACCGCTAAGAGCCCTACTTGGGCTGCACTATATGGCACGTACTTTATCGTCAAACCAGCCCACCGATACTGGGCAAACGTTCCAGCTATGGCAGACAACATAGGCGCAATCTGGGGGGTCAAACTCACCACCTCTTTAGTGGTGCTCTTTATAGCTAGAAGTGGTATCTCACCACTAATAGACGAAGGAGCACCATTCAATTGGTTCGGGGACCGCCTAGTGCGCCTCCGTTGCTTACGCTTATTTGCCATTTTCGTTTTGACCTGTCCAGCTCAGGTCATCGCAGATCCTTAAAATTTCCGAACCCCTGGGGTGGTGTCTAAGATCAGACACCAGCTGGACCCTCCACTCCTCTGCTAGAGCGGAATTCGGTTTATGGGTTAAGTACCTATAAACAGTTTTCGGCCAACCAACCGGAACCCCATACGGTGAATCCTTATTCCACCTTGTAGAGCAGAACTCGAATTCGCCATTGAGGCACTGTTTATACATCTTAACAGGAAGACCCAGCCGTTTATAGGCTAGCTCCCCGTCACCAGATGGGACGCCGGTTTCAATTGCGTCATCACCCATGGCTATAATCCACTGCACTAGCAACAAGACGGCTACAGCTACTCTCATCCTGGAGTTTCCTCCGGACGTATTATAGCTGCCAGACGCTTGTACCGCTGGCACAGTTTGGGAGATCATTTTGCCATTGGACAAAGCAAAAACCTTCATGCTAACTATACGTGCTCTTTTAAGTAAGCACTGAGCATAGACTGAATCATGAGACACTTTCGC